ATGAATTCCCGAGGACTTATTCATGCATTAGAAGAATCCTTTCCACCCACAAACCCTACACCTGACGATACAATGGAAAAAATTATGTACCGATCCGGTCAACGTAGTGTCGTTGAGTGGGTCATTAAATACATGGAGGATAACTGATGGCAAAGAAGAAAAAGTCTAAAAAGAAACTGAAAAAACAGCAGGCGATGAAGGCTGCCTTTGCTGATAATAAAATATCAAAGAAGGAAGCCAAACAGCTGTCCAAGATGGGCATTAGCCAAGCTAAACTTCAGAAGAACTATAACAAACAGTACACGCCTGGTAACTTTTTTAGTTTTGCGGCGCAACAACCGGAAGGTCCTCCAGGCCTTTACACAGAAAAACCAGCACAACCTGCTTACACACCACTGCAGATGGGTGGTGCAGCAATGAAAATGCTAGGTGGTATTCAGCAAACAGCTAAGCCAGCAGCAGCTCCAGCAGCAGCTCCAGCAGCATCTGCCATGCCTCAACAGGTTACACAGGATTCTTATACAAGTCCTTACCAAGACCAAATTAATGCGCTGCTAGCTAGTATTAAAGATACTCAATCTAGTATTTCTCAGCAAAATACAAGCTCGGCAGATTTGGCAAAAACATTTGCTGATCAACTTGCTAAGGTTAAAACAGACAGCGCTGCGCAATTGACAACACTTCAAGACCAAATGGCTGCTCAAAACAAAGCGGCACAGGAAGCATTCCAGCAGTCTATGGCGGACTATACCGCATCAACGGAAGCTAGTTTAGCTGAGCAGGCTAAGAAAATGGCTGAGCAACAGCAAGCAATGAAGCTTGCAGCCGAACAAGCTAAAATGGCTGAGAAAGTTGCTATGAAAAATTATGCCATGTCGAAAGCGAGCCCTACTATTCAACTTGGTGCACAGTCAGGTGCAAAAAGTTTTAAAAAAGGTATTAAAGCATTTATGAAACCACCGACACCCTTTAAACCTATGCTAAAAGGAATTAACTTGTAATGACTGCTAAATCTCGTTATGACAGATTGTCTTCAAGCCGTTCCCAGTTTCTAAATGCTGCCAGACAAGCATCAGAACTAACTCTACCTTATCTTATTCGGGAAGATGAACATACCACCAGGAGTGCTGTTAAACTAACAACACCCTGGCAATCAATTGGAGCTAAAGGTGTAGTCACTTTGGCAAGTAAACTTATGCTTGCATTGCTGCCTCCACAAACTAGCTTTTTTAAATTGCAGGTCAATGATATTAACATTCCCCAAGACCTAGGTCCAGAAATTAGATCTGAACTTGACTTGTCGTTTGCTAAGGTTGAACGCACCGTAATGGAATCTATTGCAGAATCCGGTGATCGTGTTGTTGTTCATCAAGCACTAAAGCATCTAGTTGTAGCTGGTAATGCCCTGATTTTTATGAGTAAAGATGGATTAAAACTTTATCCTCTTTCTCGTTACGTGGTAGACAGGGATGGTAACGGTAACGTTATTGAAATTGTAACCAAGGAAACAATCTCGAAAAAATTAATCAAACAATTTTACCCAGAATATCAGAGTAAGTCTGAGTCTTCTGTGGTTGACGATCATGCACACATCCCAATGGATGAATGTGTTATTTATACCCACGTAAAACGGGACAACAATAGATGGATCTGGCACCAAGAATTGGATGATCAGATCTTACCTAAGTCACAGGGCAAGGCACCTCTTGACGCTAACCCCTGGCTTGTGCTACGATTCAACCATGTTGACGGCGAGGTCTATGGACGCGGTAGGGTGGAAGAGTTCCTGGGTGACCTTAAGTCACTTGAAGCTCTGTCACAAGCTATCGTTGAAGGCTCCGCTGCAGCTGCTAAGGTAGTGTTTACTGTCAGCCCAAGCGCCACGACCAAACCTCAGACACTTGCTAAGGCAGGTAACGGTGCGATCATCCAAGGTCGCCCTGATGACATTGGTGTGGTACAGGTTGGGAAGACAGCTGACTTCTCCACAGCGTATCAGATGATCGGGTCACTGACTCAACGTTTGAACGAAGCATTCCTGATCCTCAACGTGAGGGACAGCGAACGCACCACGGCGGAAGAGGTCCGTATGACACAACTCGAACTGGAACAACAACTCGGGGGACTATTCTCCTTGCTAACTGTTGAGTTCTTAGTTCCTTATCTCAATCGTAAACTAAACGTTGCACAAAAAACTGGTGACATTCCACGGCTTCCACAAGGTGATGTTGTCCGGCCTACTATTGTAGCCGGTATTAACGCCCTTGGTCGCGGTCAAGATCGTGAAAGTCTGGCACAGTTCCTTACTGTTATTGCCCAAACAATGGGTCCAGATTCTATTGCTCAATACATCAACCCTGATGAAGTAATTAAACGTCTAGCCGCATCGTCCGGTATTGATGTTCTTAACCTTGTCAAGAGTGTTCAAGAACTACAAGCTGAGCAAGAGCAAGCTATGGCACAACAACAGGCTATGCTGCAACAACAGCAGGCACCTCAAATGGCAGCACTTCAGCAAAAGGCTGCAACAGATGAACAGCAAGCAATGCTTCAGGCAGCACAACAACCACCTATCCCCCAATAATAAATGGCTGAAACATTTACGATGAAAGAAACACCTGTTAACTCTGAGATACTTAACTCAGACGAACAAGACTCCCTGGCGGTTGCTGAGTCTCTTGAGGGTGGAGAGCAACCGCTACTTGCAGGTAAATTTAAAGACACGCAAGCGCTTGAGCAAGCGTATGTTGAACTTCAAAAAAAACTTGGAGAACCACGTGATGAAGTACAAAGCACCGAAGACGAGGATGAGCCAGCAGCATCAGGAGAAGAGGAAGAAGAAACTTCATCCGAACCTGAGGCAGATGTCGAAACTCTTTCCGAAGCTCAAGCACAAGAGCTGATGAAAATGGTAGGTGGTCAAAAAGCCTACCAATCTATGCTGTCTTGGGCAGGCGACAACTTCTCTAAAGAGCAAGTTGAAATGTATGATAGTGTAATGGAGTCTGGTAACCCCAACGCTATCTTCTTTGCTGTCCAAGCACTTCAAGCACAATACAACAATGCAGTAGGATCAGACGGTCAGCTGCTTACAGGACGTGGTACACAAGATACTGACGATTCCTTTAAGAGTCAAGCTGAGTTGGTCGCAGCTATGGGTGATCCTCGCTATGATCGTGACCCGGCGTATCGTGCAGAGCTGATGCGTCGTCTTGAAAATTCTGAGGTTGAATTCTGATGACTGCTGTAACTGAAGACAGAGGTCGTCTAAACCTCTACGCAAAAGAACCACCTATGACTATTATGGACGTAACTGAAACCCACAATGAAAAGGCTGAGAAGCTTAATGGTCGTCTCGCTATGCTTGGCATCATGGCGGCTATTGGCGCTTATGCAATCACTGGTCAAATTATCCCCGGAGTCTGGTAATGCCACAAGGTAAAGGAACATACGGTACAAAGAAAGGTCGTCCACCTAAGAAGGGTGGCAAAAAGTAATGGCTAAAAAAGGTCTTTACGCTAACATCCATGCTAAACGCATGCGAATTAAAAAAGGATCTGGTGAAAAGATGCGGAAACCTGGTAGCCCTGGTGCTCCTACCGCAGCTAACTTCAAACGATCCGCTAAAACTGCTAAGAAAAAGTAACTAACTAATTAACTATGAAATCTATTATCGCTTCCGGTCTCCTCCTCGGCATGGCACATGGTGCTGCTATTGCTGGTCCCTACGTGAACGTTGAAAACAATGCCGGTTTTACTGGTTCGGACTTTAATTCTCAAGTCACCGATTTCCATGTAGGTTATGAAGCCTCTGGTTCCGTTGGTTCCTGGGGAGTTCAAGCCGGTCCTTCTGTTTTCGTCCCTGACGATGGAGATAAAGAGACCCTGCTGACTGGTAAGGTGTTCGGTTCTATTGCTGCTACTGAAAAGCTTTCTATTTATGGTGAGCTGTCGGCTGTGTTCGATGACACCAATTCTTACGGAACCAAAGCTGGTCTGAAGTATAGCTTCTGATCAACACAGCCCGCCACTGGACGTGAGCCTTGGGCGGGCTCCATTAAAGTGCTCAAATACTTACCCTTGAAAACCACAACCCCGCACTTTTAATGACCGCTGTACTTCAAAAACAACAGAGGTCTACCTGGGACGAGTTTTGCTCCTGGGTAACCTCTACTAACAATCGACTTTATGTTGGCTGGTTTGGTATCCTTATGATTCCCTGCCTGCTGGCCGCTACAATTTGCTTTATCATTGCCTTCGTTGGCGCACCTCCCGTAGACATTGATGGAATCCGAGAACCAGTATCAGGCTCCCTCCTCTGGGGCAACAACATCATCTCCGGCGCAGTCGTACCCAGCTCTAACGCAATTGGGCTACATCTCTATCCCATCTGGGAAGCCGGTTCACTTGACGAATGGCTTTACAACGGCGGACCGTATCAGTTGGTCGTCTTCCATTTCCTTATCGGTGTCTTCGCTTACATGGGACGCGAATGGGAACTTAGCTACCGGCTAGGTATGCGTCCCTGGATCTTTGTCGCTTATTCTGCACCTGTAGCTGCTGCTACTGCCGTGTTTCTTGTCTATCCCTTTGGACAAGGATCCTTCTCTGACGGAATGCCGCTTGGTATCTCCGGTACTTTCAACTATATGTTTGTCTTTCAGGCAGAGCATAACATCCTTATGCATCCATTCCATATGCTGGGAGTTGCTGGCGTCTTCGGCGGCAGTTTGTTCTCTGCTATGCATGGCTCTTTGGTTACCTCCAGCCTTATCCGTGAGACAACTGAAGAGGTAAGTCAGAACTATGGTTATAAGTTTGGTCAGGAAGAAGAGACCTACAACATTGTTGCAGCTCATGGCTACTTTGGTCGTCTTATTTTTCAGTATGCTTCTTTTAACAACAGCCGTAGCCTTCACTTCTTCCTGGCTGCATGGCCTGTTGTTGGTATCTGGTTTACTGCTCTTGGTGTTAGCACCATGGCTTTCAACCTGAATGGGTTTAATTTTAACCAGTCCATCCAAGACCGTGAAGGTCATGTAATCAATACGTGGGCGGACATCCTTAACCGAGCTGGTCTTGGTATGGAAGTCATGCACGAACGCAACGCCCACAACTTCCCGCTGGACTTGGCAGCAGCTGAGACAACTCCTGTTGCTCTGACTGCACCAGCAATCGGCTAATTATTTCGTACGTTCATCTATGTTTGACGTTCAAGTATCTGACGGAGCCGCTCGTATAATTCGAGACGCTCTGCGTAAGTATAAACAGCAATGGCCTGGTGGTCATCCTCAAGAGCAAGAAGACATTGAGTTTTTAGAGACGCAGTTTACACGAATGGTGCTTGAAGCAACCATGGACGCATGACTGCCTAAGCATGGAACGGGGCTTAGGTTTATCCTGTACGAACTATGTCTGATCTCGAAAAGCGCTTCATCATTAAAGAGTATAACAAAATGCTCCGTCAACAAAAAGAAGTCGCACTGTGCTACCGTGGCACAGCATATAAAAAAACTGTTCTTAACTAATTATGCCACCTCGTAAAAGCGCTAAATCAATGCAATCTGATAAAGTTAAAGCCAGTGTCACTCCCATGACACCAGGTGATAACGAGGTTGTATTTAAACGGTGTGGTTATTGTGGTGATAAAAAACCAGAATGCCGCAAACAAAAGAAGTGTCTTAAAGGCCTTCTGTAAAAAGCTTGGGAGGCACCTCAGAGTCGGACCTCCCTTGCATTGGTTAGAGCCGGTACGCCGACACCTCTAGCCGTCGACGGTTATGGAATGACCTAAATATTCCAACAAAAAAATTTTCCAAACGTTTGGGAGCAAGTAATAATTTTTATCCTATTTAACAATGGCTTATCCTGGTTCATTTGACCACCAATCTTCTACTAACCCCGCGCAACTTACGCAGCTGGGTCAAGCTAATGGCGCTGGCGATAAACGCGCCCTGTTTTTGAAGCTCTTCTCTGGAGAGATGTTTAAGGGCTTCCAGCATAACGCGGTCGCTCGTGATCTTGTTATGCGTCGTACTCTGACGAACGGTAAATCTCTTCAGTTTATTTACACTGGTCACACCACTGCTGAGTACCATACTCCTGGTAACAGCATCTTGGGTAACGACCAAGGCGCACCTCCGGTGGCCGAAAAGACCATCACGGTCGATGATCTGCTGATCAGCTCTGCCTTCCTGTACGACCTTGATGAGACTCTTTCTCATTATGATATGAGGTCGGAGATTAGTCGTAAAATCGGCTATGCCTTGGCCCAAAAATATGATCGCCTGATCTTCCGTGCTATCACTCGTGGTGCACGTGCTGCTTCGCCGATTACCAAGACTAATTTTGTTGAGCCCGGTGGTACTCAGATCCGTGTTGGTACTACGACCAACGCTTCTGATGCTTATTCTTCCTCTGCACTGGTGTCTGCATTCTATGACGCAGCCGCTGCTCTGGACGAGAAGGGTGTCAGCCAAGACGGGCGTGTCGGGGTCCTCAACCCGCGTCAGTACTATGAACTGATCCAAGCTGTTGGATCTAACGGTCTTGTTAACCGCGACGCTCAGGGCACTGCTCTGCAAGGCGGTAACGGCATCATCGAAATTGCCGGAATCAAGATCTTTAAGTCTATGAACATTCCGTTCTTCTCCCAGTATGGTACTAAGTATGGTACTGGTTCTGCTACGAACCCCGGTGTGACCGATCCTGGTAACACTGGTTCCTTCGTGTCTGAAGCTGTTGAAGATGCTGCTGACGATGTTACCGGTATCAACAACGATTACGGTGCAGAAACCGATTTCGCTAACAGCTGTGGCCTTATCTTCCAGCGTGAAGCTGCTGGTTGTGTGGAAGCTATCGCTCCTCAGGTGCAAGTCACCAGTGGCGACGTGTCCACCATCTACCAGGGTGACGTGATCCTGGGTCGTCTCGCCATGGGCGCTGACTACCTGAATCCCGCTGCTGCTGTGGAACTGTTTGCTGGTACTGCTACCAAGCCTTCCGCATTCTGATTGCGGTTATACGGGAGTCTCTTCGGAGGCTCCTTTTTTTTAATTCCTT